ATAGGTCTAGGGTCTAGTAAGATACAACCCCAAGGTGTAATACCATGCTCCATTAAATGAGGGTAAGCATGTTTAACTGCCAGCATCTTAGCATCTGGGTTATCACTAACAAACTTTTTAAGTAAACCATAATCAAGATAAGGCCCACCAGATACCATGATAGCAGTCTGCCTATGAGCGTCATGCTTAGTCACCCATTTAGCAGGATCAATCAAGGTCATGTTACTCTTGATGTTGTTATTAATATAATCTCTAGGTACACAGTCTCTAGGGTGTACTATAATAGGCACACTTTTGAGGTCTTTAGGAATGTTATCAAGCAATCTGTTATGAAGAAATACAACAAGATGAGTATGCCCACCCCCAGCCACTTTATCTTGGGACGGCAATATGTACTTGCGTATACTATCTTCCTCTTCAAAGATTGTCCAGCCTTCCGTATCCTCCTCTTTCGTATCAACCATCTTTGTCTTGACGCTATCAAATACATTCTTAGCTCCGTGATATTTTTCAGGTGGCATAGTTTCATCTTCATCACTTTCTTTAGTAAAGAAATGATCAACAACAACTATAGGAATATTTTTAAATGCTTGGTATTCTATCTTGGTAGTCTCTATACTGTTACCACTACCCATCAATGCAAAGTCTACTTCATTCAGTGCCTCAGTCTTAACAAACTTATCTAGAGTAACTCTAACATTACCCTTGGTTAATTCGTAGGTAAAAGTTTTCTTTTCTTTCTCCTTCATATGTTCAGCAAACTCAGTGAACCTTTTCTCTACTGCTTCCATTGTATTGTGAGGCTTAACATTAAACTCTTCATGATCTGTATGAACAGTAGCGTCCTCAAACAAATCAAAGCCTATGTAATGTACAGCATCGTTGTTCTTGAATGCAGCAAGTGCCATCTCAATAGCTCTGCCACCATTCCAAGTACCTGTCTCTAGTATTGTCTTAGGCTTGTAGGCACGTATAAGATCAGCAAGTTGCTTGTATCTATTAGGAAGTATATCACCAGTAGTCTGTGTCTCTGACAACTCAAAGATACGCTTACCTTTTTTGTCCCTAAGAGCAGAGTTTTTCTTGTCTGCCATATCTACAAGCAACTCACCAATAGGAGAGTTCTCTTCTGTAAACTCATGTACGTGCATACCATGAGCAGTATAGATAGTTCTTAACCTGTTGAATACAAAGACATCATGCCATTCCCTGTAGTTTAAAAACTCTCCTGATGTGTAAGCACCACGTAGATCACCTAGTAATTCAACAGGTGTTGTCCTGGATAAATTAAAGGCAGTAAAGTAATGACTATCTTTAATAGTTATTAGGTCAATGTTATTAGAATGATCAGGAAACAAACCACTTAAAGTCTTTTGTGATATGTCTTTAGTATTCATAGTAAGAGGATCAAGCCATAGTAACCAGCTATCTGCGTTATTAAATGCACATTCAGTAAGTGCCATTACTTTAGGCATATACTTTTGTGCATCTAGTATATCATTGTAAGGTATAGCTCCACCCTCAGTACCATTGTGTTGAGGGAATGAACTTCTAAACTGTGTGAACTCCTCCATCTCTAGTAGGTTGTGGTAGAATATGTTCTTAGCTTTTGGAAGAGAGTAGTTAGCTAGGTCAACATCGTAGTAGTAACAATGAAACTCTATGCTTGGCTCCCAGTTTTCTTTGAACTCGTTTAATAAATGAAACGTACTATGCTGTAGGTGTGTCTCATTGAAGGCTGTTACTATTTTATAATTCATCTACTTTTCCATGTAATACTAAATGCGAATAATCACCATTCCATTCTGTTGCCATAAGGCCATCCTTCTCACGCTTACATTTCCATTCTTTAAACCAAGGACCACCTGTTGTAAAGTGTACCATCTTAGGATCTATATCAAGATCAGAGTGACCATCAAGCCAGTTCCAATCCTCTGTCATCCCACCAATAGCACTGTTCTTATTAGGTAACCATCCAAATGTATGTAAGTAATTACCTGTCTTATTATTAACTATGAATGGTGTAAGCTTTTTGTTTAATTCATGACCACAGTTCCACAGCATTAGGCTAGACCAGTTCTTTCTATTGTATCTAGTCTGCTCTCTACCGTCCATCTTGAACTTATCGTCTGGTTCATATTCATGTTTAACACAGTATAAAGGATAGAACTCATCGTTGTATTCTTCAAATATCTCATTGACATCTGTTCTGGGATACATATCACAATCCATAAACAATGCCCACCCTTCATACTGCATCAAAGCAGGTACTAGAAAGCGAGTAAAGGTGAACTCAGTAGAGAATGGCTTCTGATCTATTGAATCAATCATCTGATTGTTAACCATCTCATAAGGTCTGTTAAACATATTCATATGTTCTAAGATATCCTTACGTAGAAACTTAACTATAATATCCTTTGGTGAGTTAGCTTCAATTAAATACTTTAGAACTTGGGCTGCAACCTTTTCTTTAGGATCATATCCTATAAAAACTGTATTCACTTTCTTCTCTTTACTAATACTCATTAGTATGTTCCTTTTTCTAAATAAATTGTTTACTATTATACTACATATTTAAAAGATTGTCAAGGTTTTTTTTACTCACAAGATTTTTGTCCTGTGTTAGGGTCAATGAAACAAGCCTCTGCTTGTGGTTCTTCCTTGACTTCGTTTAAGATACCGTATCGTTTACCGTCTGCTCTGAAGGTAGTAATACCTTTACAGCCCTGCTTCCAAGCATTGAAGTATAACTCTTTGAACTCATCAAAGTTTACATTACTGCCTACGTTACAGGTCTTAGACACAGCACTATCTATATACTTAGATACTAAGGATAGTACAGATAGATGTTCGTCTGCACTAATTTCGTTGGCAGTTCTTCCATTCACCCCGTGTTGATAAGCATAGTCTTCTACTCTCTGTATCTGATGACCATCAAACTCTTGTATAGTTCTATCATAGAAGAGGCTGAAGGGTGGTTCGATACCAGAGCTTACGTTGTCAGCAGTTAAACTGATTGTACCTGTAGGTGCTATAGAAGTTAGGTGAGAGTTACGTATACCATGCTCCTTGATCTGATCTTGTACCCAAGGTGATAAGGTCTTAAAGAACTCTCCCTCTATATACTTATCTTGTTTATACATAGGGAAAGAACCTTTCTCTTGTGCTAAAGAGGAGCTTGCAGAATAAGAATAGTCTCTAAGTATCTTAAGAACTTTAGTAGTAAACTTCATGAACTCTGTAGAAGCATAAGGCTTACCGCACATCTCACCTGCATTAGCTAGGCCAGTAATTCCTAGCCCCATCCTACGTTTGTTCTTAGCCTCCTTCTCTTGTTCAGCAAGAGGGTAGATAGTTCTATCAATAACATTATCCATAGCTCTGACTACGTGCTGTATGTCATCAGTAAATAATGTAAAGTCAAACTCTGCTTCCTTAACATACTTAGTAAGATTAAAGCTACCAAGAAGACAAGCACCGTAAGGTGGCAGAGGTTGCTCACCACAAGGGTTAGTCGCTTCGATAGTCTCACAGTAGTAGAGGTTGTTCATCTTGTTGATAGTATCAATGAACAACACACCCGGCTCTGCCCAATCCCATGTGCTACGCATGATCATATCCCATAGAGCAGCAGGATCTACTTCCTCATGTACCTTGCCATCAAACTGTAGAGGGAAAGGCTTCTTATCTTTAAGGCATCGCATGAACTCATCGGTCACGCCAACTGAGATATTAAAACCAGTAAGAGAAGTACCATCGTTCTTAGCTGTGATAAACTGTTCTATGTCTGGATGATCTATCCTAAGTACACCCATCTGTGCTCCTCTACGGTGTCCACTAGAGGCTATAGTCTGACATACTGCATCATAGATTTGCATGAAGCTTACTGCACCTGATGCTCTAGAGTCTAAGGACTTGATACGATCACCTCTAGGACGTAGCCTACTGAAGTCATAGCCTATGCCACCACCTCTACGCATTGTCTCAGCCGCATCAGTAGCTCTGCCCATGATAGAGTCCATGCTATCTTCGATAGTACCACTGACAAAACAATTATATGCAGTTGTTTGTCTAGCTGCACCCATAGCATTCTGTACCCTACCAGCAGGGAGGAACCTCATATGCCTAAGTGCATCCTTGAAGTTTTCAAAGTGGTCAGGTGTATCTTTAAGTGACTCAGCTATACGTACAACTTTACTATAGAAGTCTTCACCTGTTTGTCTATACTTAACTGAATCTATCTCTTCGGATATGGGGAGTGTCATACCGTAGTGTGCTTCATTTTCCATTTACAATATTCCTTTAATTATTATAATCTAATTCTAAGATTAGTTGTGCATAGTGTATAACTTTTTCTATATCTTTTTTACCTTGACCTTTAGTTCTATGTCGAGTTATATATTTTATCACATTACCTTCACAGTAGTCAAGCTTATTCGCATGGATATATTCTACTGGCTGTATACCACAATCTGTGTAGTGGCTACCACCTACTTGATTATGTAAAGCTTTAGAGTAAGGCTTGGAAATTTCTTCTGACATCACTTATATCCTCTGAGTTAATTACATTATAAGCAAACTTTCTTATCAATCTAGGTTCTAATCCTGCATAGAAACATACTTCTTCAAAGTCTTCACAAGTAACACCAACTTCTTTAAAGATCCATGACTGTGCTTGATCTCTATATACTTGAACTGAGCTATCTTCGCTCTTACTTAACGGCTTAGTAAGATCTAACAGGGCTTGAAGGACAACAGAAACGTATAAAGATTGGTGTCCATTTTTATCTGTTAAATCGTATAAAGAACTAACTGTAACATCTGCACTTAAATCATATAAGTCATCACTCTCTATCATAATATTCTTCCACTGGCCTATAGAACTTACCACCTACATAGTTATTATAGTATGCAGGTGAGTCAGTTCCTTCGAGTGTACTACATAAAACATTATGTTTCATTTGATAGTAACACTCGTAGTAACGCAAGCTTCGTTTGTTTTTAAACTCAGCTATCATTTCAAATTTAAAATTATCTTTACCTAATTTATCTATGTCTTCAAGTAAATGTTTACTAGACCCCATGTAAGACTTCCAATTAGACTCAGCTTTCTTCTTACCTTTTTTATAATTAAAGTATTGTTTACAACCTATATAAGCTTGCCTGGTTTTAATATTAGTTATGCAATAAACAAAACCAAACTTAGTTAGGTTAGGCTTAGTACTATATTTCCAATGCATTACCAGTTAACTACCTCTTCAACTTTAGGTTCCTTAGATACTTTAACCAAGTAGTTAAGACCTCTGGCATATTTAAATGCACGTAATCCTTTCCCTTGATTAGCATCAGACCAACACTCTCGCTTATGATTACAATAAATACAACCAATAGCAAGCTTAAGATTACCAGACTCACCATCAGGTACTGGAGAATAACACTTATCAGGAACACTAGTATGCCTAACCATTCCTTTAAGATGCTTGACTCTGTTTTTAGCATTGTCCATCTCCATCTGATGTACAGGGGTAAGACATATCTCCCCACTTGATTTATCTATCACTAAGAATGCTGCTTCATTGACACCGTTAGCTTGAGCATAGGCAGAGATCTGTCCTATATAGCCAAAGGGATCATCTTCAAGTAACTTATTATCTTTAAACTTCTTGAAGCTAAAGCCTGATGCACTCTTACAATCAACTAAGATATCATCTATCATAGCATCTTGATGCCCTAAGACACCTTCAACACTAACTTCTTTCTGTTGATCGGTAACCTTATGACCTGCAATAGAGGCACATAGTAGAAGAAGTTCTTCTAAGATATAACCATATAGAAACTTAATACGTGTACTAGGTGGTAGGTCTTCAATATCTTTCTTACTATTGACATCATACCATAACTGTCGATCAGGTTTACCTATTGCAGATAGTCTAAGATTTCCCCTAGTACGAGGCTCTTCGTACATGAACGCTTTGATGTGTACCTTAAGCATCTCACCAAAGGTATCAATATGTTTATCTACTTCCTGCTCATCCATTTTAATTGGATCAAGAGAAAACAAATCGTATATGTCTTTAACTAATGTATCTATTGTTTTCATAATTGTTCCTTAACTATATAAACATAAGCATTTCTAGAACTATCATTTTTTCTTGTAACTGTTCTTTCTATCTTACCTTGTTTATATAATTCCGTAACTCTTGGTCTAACTGTGAAACGACTTGAGTTTAATAACTCTGCTGCTTCATCAGCAGTTGCACCAAAAGTTTTTTTCTGTTTGATAATATTAAAGACTTTCTCTCTAATTGTTTTACTGTCTGGTGCTATTAATTCAGCAGCTTCAGCAGAGGTAGTACCTTCCTTATCTTTAAATCCCGGATAATAAGGATATGATGAAGTTTGATTTTTCATTTAGTTTATCTCCTATTTTAAAAAAATAGGGGTAGAAACCACACACAATCTCTACCCCCAAGTCTCCCTTAGTTTAAATTAAGAGGCGAAAGGAATATCTTCTTCAACTATTGGGGTTACATAGCCACCAGGAACAACATCAAAGTCAGTACCTGTGCCACCACTGTACTCAATAAAGTCTACTACTTGTACAGCAGCTAAGTCAGCAGATATACCTGACTTCCCAGCATAACTCCACTCAAATGGGATAGCCTTAACATTAACAGTACTACCATTAGCAATCAACTTACCATCCCAGTCATTATTCTGAGAGTCTTTTACTATTGGTCCTTGTTTCTTAGTACCATCTGCTCTAGCTACCTTACGTTTAATAGTAACAAAGTCTCCACGATCATCACCTTTGTTAGAGATTGTAAGTCCAGCACCTTCAATCACTGGACGGTTGGTATCATCTACTTCAATTTGAATTGACCACACTGGCTCGAACTTAGTGTTAGGCTCTACGAGAGAAGCGTAATGGCATTTACCTGTAACATATATTGGATCATTCATTTCTATTTCCTTTTTCTATCGTCACTCTATTGTGACATGAGTTTAAATTAATTAGAACGTAATTATACCACACATATTTCTATAGGTCAACAACTAATTTGAATTTTTTTAGCTTTGTCTATAGGTATATGAAAGAAAGGTTCTTTTAGATGTGGCTCACCTATTCTAGTAGAGTTTTGTATAGTACCTACACTCGATTCATCTACAGTTTTATCTTTAATGAACCAAGCCTGAGTACAATCTGTATTAAAGATAACAAAATATAGTTCATGGTCTGGGTAATCTTTCTCCTTTCTATTGATCAATCTTTGTTTACGTTGAGGAATACGTACCTCCTCCCAAGAAGGATTCCAATTAGAACCCCATTGATTTTTAATCTCAACCTCAAAGAAAAACTTTTGGTCTTTCTTATTAGCTGAGACATCAAAATAATAATCTTCTTTATCTACAATATCAGTAAAGTTATGAAGTGTTAAGTAATTTACCATAGCTTTCTTAGCTCTAGCATCATTAGCTTCATATGATTTCTTATCAAATCTTCTATTGTTATGTGTCATTAGTGCGTATCACTCCATGTTGTACCAGTTTTAAACTCACAATCAAGAGGACACTTAACCTTCAGTGTCTTCTCAGTATCTTTCATTGCATCCTTGGTAATCTTACCAAACCTTTGAGCATCTTTCTTAGCTACTTCGAATTGGTATTCATCATGTATAGATGCAACTAACTTAGCATCAACACCTGACTTACGTATACGTTCAGTGATATGCACAAGCCATTGCTTACATATGATAGCTCCTGCACCTTGTAGTAATGTATTAACTGCTGCGTGTTCTGACCTAATATGCAATAACCTACCATCAAGAGCAGGTATAGTACCATTCTTAGACCACTTAGCAACATCATCTCTTAGCTTCTTAAGCTTCGGCATGTTAGATAAGAACGTAGCTATTAACTGTTGTCCTCTCTTAGCATTACCACCAACTACTTTACCTATCTTAGCAGGGCCAGCACCATACAAGAATGCATAGATAAAAGTCTTAGCTTGGTCACGATCAGTAAGACCAGCAGCTTTCATGTTAGCTGTATGTACATCACCATTAAGAACTTCATTGGTAAAGTCAGGATCATTCATGTAATGAGCAAGACAACGTAGCTCTAACCCAGATGCATCAGTACCAATCAAGGTATGTGTATCTGGATTAGAGACAGTCCATAACGATCTACATTCCTTACCATAAGGTGAATAGATTGCTGGAACTTGAGCCATGTTAGGAGAGTTATGTGCCATCCTGCCTGTCACGGTACGAAGGGTCATTACTCTACCTCTAACTCTATCATCGTCTTCACATGCTTTAATCCAGGCTTTGAGTAAGCCAGTACGTTTCTGTAATAAAAAGTATCGGCTAAACATCTCAGCCTCTGGTAGTTTAATCTTAGATAGTATTTCTTCACTGACTATTACATTACCTTTATCTGTATGGTGTGTAGGTTTCCATCCTAATCCTATTAGACGTTCAGCTATCTGCTTACGAGAGCCAATGTTAAATGGTATGTACTTAGTCTTAGTTTTCATCACTACTTCAGTAGGTTCAAAGATCTCTTGAGCCTTATCTTCTAAGATATGTAACTCATCTTCAAGTCCAGCAAGAAAAGGTATAGCTTCCTGTAAGTTAAAACAAAAACCATTCTTTTCTTGTTGATCTACTATAGCTCTTACTTTTCTTTCCAAGACATAAGACTTAGAAGAAAACTTCTTAGCCTCTATCTCTAATGCTTGTGCCACCTTCCTAGTAACACGTACATCTTGCTTACAATACTCTAACATCTGAGATGAGTAGTACTCAAACTCAGTATGATCTCCCTTAGGAAATCCTAGTCGCTGACCCCATGATGCTAGTGAGTGTCCTTTATCTCTAATAGGATTGTAAAGTTGAGACTCTATCAGAGTATCCCTTACTTGAGATAGTTTTATATTAGATCCTGTTAGTCGATTAAGAACTGGTGCATCAAAGCTTACACCATTATGCATAATAAAAGTATCAATCTTCTTAGACCAAGATGCAAACTGAGAACACTCATCTTGTATCCACACTTTTTCTTTACCAGTAGTATAGTCACAAGCTACTATACAATGTATAAGAGTAGCATCAAGACTATCAGTTTCGATATCAACTATTGCCGTTGTCATCTTCTTGGTTCTCCTCAAAGGGATTATTTATCTCAGTCATTCTACCAGTTTCTTTATCATAATGCAAGTGACAACATGCACCAGTGTCACCAGTGTATCTATTCTTAAGGATACGTAGCACTGTAGTGTTAGCTTCTACCTCATCGTCTGCTTGTTGATTACGTTCCAATGCAATCACACTATCAGATAGGTGAGCAATAGATGCTGACCCTCTTAGGTGTGACAGAGACACCTCTCGTCCATCCTCATGACCTCTATCACCTGATGGCCTACGTAGGTGGCTAACAAGTAATAAGCCTATGCCTGTAGCCTCTACAAGAGAGCGTAGCTTGGTCATTAGGATGTCGATAGACTTACGTTCATCACCATTATCTTCCTGACCTGATACTAAGATAGATAGGTGATCAAGTATGATCCACTTACATCCTAGTCCACTAGCCATAAACCTAACCCTTCCTAGTATCTCATCGTTGGAGATAGATCCGAAGTGATCGAAGGCAAAGAACCTACCAGTACCTACGGTAGCATCTTGCCATGTAGTAAGTTGTTCACGGGTAAACTTATCTCTAATTTCTTTGATGTATAATCTTTGATTAGCTTCTACACTCATAAGATTGAATGCAGTATTCTTAATACTTTCTTCCATAGCTAAGACACCAATGTTATCCTTACTTACTTTCATGATGTGATGCATTAGCTCACGTATGATACTGGACTTACCCATCCCAGCACCACTAGTAAAGGTTACTAGTTCACCAGTACGTATGCCATAGGTCTTCTCATTAAGCCCCTGCCAAGGATAAGGTACTGTCTCACAATCTTTCTCATCGTATAGGGTATCACCTAACTCTGCTAGGTTTACGATACCTGCTGGTGTAAACTCTTTAGCATTCCACCAATCCTCACTAAACTTCTTACCTTGATTAGTCTTAAGGTATTCGTTGGCATCCTTAAGACCAAGGGTAACAATCTTAGCTTTGTTAGGATCAAACAACTCAGCTACTTTAATAGCGGCTTCTTGTCCTGGTTTATCATTATCAAAACAAATTACTACACGCTCAAACTTATTAAGGTATTCAAAAGACCTACGACAATTCTCTAGTGCTGATGCTGCACCATTCTTGATAGATACAACAGCCCACTTAGAACCAAGCATCTCATAGGCAGACATAGCATCTATCTCACCTTCACATATAGTAACGTACTTACCCCTAGCCGCAAAGATATTCTCACCAAACAATCCAGAGCTTGCAAGATTACCTTCAGACCAAAACTTTTTACCTTGTACCTCACGTACCTTGTTAGCTATATGCTTACCTTCTCTGTCAAAGTACTGATAGATGTGATGCGTAGTTGTGTTACCAGATCGCATAATTTGTGTGTTATATTTCTTACAGGTATCTTTCTTAATCTTACGTTCAGGTATGTCAGCTACTTGTCCCACACTTTTAAGTGTAGATGTAGCAGGATTATTTATTGGTACTACCTTGGCTTGCTGTTCCATTCCTTTATCTCCTTTAGAGTAAACATGACAACTGTAACAATATGAATGCCCATCTTCGGGATACGTAGCGTTGGCATCACTAGACCCACACTTAGGACATTCCCCCATCTTAGCATTAGACATACTACACCTCTTTTATTATGTAATTAATATCAGGAGAACAACACATAGCAACACAAAGTCTATTCCTATTGTCTCGCTCTTCTTCTGCTTGCTCCTTACTGTTAAAGGTTTCAATACCAATCTTACCTAAATCTTTCTCAAGAATTAATTCCCATTTTTTATTCTTCATAAGAGCTATTCCATATCTGTGATACAAAACTTTCCCTATCCTTCATGATCTCACCTACTTCTTTCTTAGCTAGAGACTTAGACTCTGGTAGATCATAGCCTTCTTCTTGGTACTCTTTAATTTTAGAGTAATATAAATCTTTCCTCTCTCGTTCCCATAAGTTTTCAGTCATTGTCCTCTACCCATTTAGTTGTACCTTTTATTTTTTTATTAGTTTCTTCTAACTCTTCTATTCTTTTCTTAAGTATTTCGATATGCTTATGAAGTGGATCTGTTTTAGTACGTATTACTTTATCTAATTCTTTATTATACATTAGTATACTCCTATTGATTACCTTTGTCAAGATAAAAGATGTGCGCTCCTACCCTACCTAAATTCTTAAACCTTTTATTGATAGACCATCTTGGTTTAACATAGTAAGCATGGTAGTGGGTAGCTCCTTGAGTTCTTTCAAGAAGCACACCCTCCAGTACTAAAGATGCTACATCTAATACTTCTAGTAAGGATGTATAATCTTTTACTCTTTCTTTCTTACCATCACAGTAATAACTGAACTGACATTTGTTACGTATGATCCTACCATTACTATGTTTACCTTGGTGTACTACATTACAGATTGTAGAAGGATACCTCTTATCTTTAACTCTTTGTAGTATTACATTAGCTACTGCTATCTTAGGTATTATTCCTTCTGACCTAGCCTCATAGTATACTGCTTCAACTAAGCAGTCTAAGTCATTGGATTTACTAGGTAAACTATAAAAGATTACCGTTAATACAATCATAAATAACATATACCTTATTAAATATTTCAATGTAACCTCACAATCTTTGCATCATACTCAAGTTCTTCGAGCATACCATGCTTATCTAAAAACCTAACAGCATCTTCTTGATTAATAAATTGTTTAACTTTTAGATCATTTTCATCTGGTAGTATAGACATACTCTCTAAGTCCATAGGATTTTCTATCTGAACTATTATGTATGTCATAGTACACCTAGTAATGCTAATATAATCCAAATCATTTATATATCTCCTTTATAAAACTTTTGTGACTACTATATCTATTACATCTAGTATAGTAGGCACTGTTAAAATCACCACTAGTATTGTTATCATTATATTCCTCCTACATTTTCTCGTATGATATCATTATGACTTAGCTCTGTCCAGTATATTTCTAGAGCCTCAGTCTCTTGATGAGCCATGAACTGATGGTACTCACCTGCTGGTACGATAGATAGATCACCTGCATTTAACCATGTGCTATCTATTAACTTATACTCCTTCCATCTCTTGATCTCTA